CCGAGATGCCACATCGGGCGCCGAACGCCGTAAGGCGCTAGGCCACGCGTATCTTAACGTGGAGTTTGGCTGGAAACCGTTTATTGATGATTTGCTTTCTATTGCGAAAGCAGTCATGCGGGCGGACGAGCTTCTTGCTCAGTTCGACCGCGACTCGAATAAACTGGTGCGGAGGAAGTATGAGTTTCCACCTCACAGGGAGTTCAGTTCAGTGGTGTTGAGGAATAATGTTAGTCCTTGGACTAACCCCTCATCATCGCTGCTCACGAGCGGAACTGTGAATCAAGGGCAGGTGATCCGGTCATACGAGTTGACCAGACGTCAGTGGTTTTCTGGAGCGTTCGTGTACTATATCGACCCTGCGGAGATTAAATCTCTTCGGGGCCAAATAGCACGACCGATCCAGCAAGCCAGGCATTTGCTTGGTTTGTCACTGACTCCAGATGTAATCTGGAACCTTGCTCCTTGGAGCTGGGCTTTCGATTGGTTTTCCAATACGTCNGAAGTTCTTCAGAACTGGACGGATTGGGCCATCGATAGCCAGGTGTTGGCGTATGGATACATGATGGAACATTCCATCGCTACGTATCGATACACCTTCGTGGGTCCCACCGGTTATCGTACCGTTGGACCACGGCCCTATGATGTTGTTATGACTAATGAAGTCAAACAACGTCAACAGGCTCACCCTTATGGGTTCGGCATGTCTGACGCGGCGTTGAGCCTGCGTCAGAAGGCCATCGTTACTGCTCTTGGTCTAACCAAGATTAAGTAACGTAGTTGTTGCTCGTGTCTAAACGCCACTAGGAGACTCTAAGAGTCTCTAGGAGTGATGCTCTTGTCGTTCACCGACCCACAGTCAATCACCGTCAACGCGGTGACTTCGCCTCTGCCCCGTACGGAAACGGACGGGGACAGCGCGAAGTACACTAGCGCGGACGGTCTCCTGCAACTTACGGCGAGCCATCAGTATGGCCGCCGTACGCGCAGGATGCTGCGAGTCGACCAGTCGAAGGTCGCCCCGGATCCGTTTAAGCCGGTGGAGAACGTCAAACTTTCGATGGGAATTTACATCGTGTTTGACCTCCCCACTGCCGGCTTCTCGAACACCGAGGCGATGTACCTGTATACGGGGTTCAAGACCCTGTACACGGGCACTTCGGACGCGCTGATCAACAAGCTCTTGGGCGGCGAGTCCTAACGGACTTGCTGTAATGCCCTCGTGCCTGGTGATCGCGGGTCGCCATCGCGAGATGATTCAGCTTCCGGATCCGTTGAAAAACGAGATCCTTCTGCTGAACATCGTCGTCCACCAAGGCAACTTGGTGGTCGACGTCGCTATGATCACTCCCCGCGCACTGGAGTGTCCCGAAAGGACACAACAGTGATCGTGGCTGTGATCAATACGATCGCGATAGTTCTGGAGGCGCTTCTTTATGGCCAGCATATCTGCTGATCATTTGAAGTGCGTGAACGCGACTGAGATCTTCGTCACGGAGATGCCGCCCCCTGTAGAGGGGACTGACATTCACGTGACGTTGCGTATTGGTGCAAACCGTACGCAAGAGGTCGATCGAGCTATCCAGAACTTTCTGTTTGCGATCCGTCGCTTACAGAACGTCTGCTAGTTCGACCAGGCCTCTAGTCCAGTCGTACATGACGACAGAGCTAGGGATCAGTACACCTTCTATAAAGGAGGGACTGTGAAAAGCCTGACGTCACTCTGGTCCTGCACCGCGAGGGAACTCGCGGTGCGATGTTGCACTAGCGCCACTCTCGACATAAAAACTGTCGAGAGTCGGTTCGAACACGAGGGGCTATCGTTTTTGGCGATAACCCTGGCGGACTTTGGCAAAACCATCCAAAAATGGTTGAACCAAGGTTTCGTCGTCCCTTCCGATGCTTCTTCTTTCAAGAAGAATAATCGTAGCGGTCTCCCTGCATTTCTGCAAGGTTTCCTTGGACGTGTGTTCGATCCTAGTAGTGGCGTGCTGCTTGATGAGCCAGACATTGAAGCAATTTTTGCTTTGCGTCAGCTAACGCTGATGTTCAGCAAAATCGCTCTCCCTCAGGACGAACTGGGAAGTTCGTCCACTAGCGTTGTTAGCGCTAGTCGTGAGAGACGTGCAATGTCTGACTACGTCATGTGTGAGCAGGAAGTGCGGGCGTCTGATGCGCGCCTGGATCCTCAATATAAAGAGGATTTCAAGCGCATATCCAGGCTGCTTTATGGCGATCTCTTTGCAAAGATGGACAGAGATGTCCATTGG